TCATAATCTCCATGAAAGTTAATGTAAAGTTAATGACATAATGTCACTAACGCTGATCCCGTTGGGGACACTCCCAGACTCGCCGAAGCCGAGCCGATTGTCAAGTCCCGCCACTTCAAAGTAAGAAGTAAGATGGATGGTGCAACAGTAGATACAACTATCTACTGTCAGATGTAAAGTATATAGGCACTATCTAAATTTATGGATAGTGTAAGTCATTGATTTCATTGGGGAATAATGCAACTATCTAAACTATCTATGTTTTTCGGGATAATGAGGCACTACAATTTTTGTATTATCAGACCGCACCTTACATGTAAAGTACATTTTCCAAATGTGGAAACAAAGACATGCAAAAAATGATAGATAATTTAGATAGTTAGATAGATAAACTATACATATACCTCTGGAATCCCTTGGTATTCCTGCAAACTATACATTTTCATTGTCAAGTTACGCTATCTAAATCCTGCAATATGGCCGATGTATAGTTTAGATAGTGTAGATAGTTGCATATATGGCCCATTATGAGACATGATGTAAGGTCAGATGACCTATAAACCCCCGACGTATGGGATTTTATTTATAAAAAACAAGGCAGAAAAAAAACCCGGCTTTCGCCGGGCGTTGGTTACAGGGACAGAACTAGCACCATCAGTACATACAACACAGGCCAGACTGCTAGGGCTATCAGGAATATCTTGAGATTTTCATTCATGGTTTCTTCTCCGGTTCGGGAGCCGGGCTTTCGCCCGGTCTCCCTTTGGTTACTTGGTCTTGATTACTGCCACACCCATGCGGGGGTCACTTTGCTTTTGTATTACAAAGTCAAAGGCCTTTGCTTTGGTTGTGGTGTGGTACTCATACCATTGTGAACCGTACTTGTACTTCACCACGAAGGTCTTGCGTTTGATCTCTTTCATAGTTTTCTCCAGAGGATCAGGTTAGGGGATCCCGACCGGTTTCCCGGCCGGGGTCTTACTGCTACCTTACAGGATCACTTTCGTGGTCTTGCTCGGTTTGTTACCGTCCACCATTGCGATAAACGGGGATTTGTCATGTTTGTTGAACATGACCACTGGTGTTTTTGCACCAACAGTCTGAGTCCAGAACTTGACCTCCCGCTTGAGTTCCTTGCCTTTCTTGACCATGAAATCCCAGATTTCCTTGCCTTGATCGACTGTGAACACCGTGCCACTAGCATCAGCAGCACACCCCTCAAGTCTGAGGTATCCCGCTTTGGGGGCGATAATGACCCGTACGTGGGTCGGACGCTCGATGGATTTAACCATTTGAGTTCTCCTTTCAAGAGATTAGATTGTTAAAGAACGGTGTCTTTGCGTTGTTCTGCATCGACAATTTCAGACTACCAAACCTGACAAAAATGTCAAGTATCCAGCCACAATAAGGGTTTGCGGGTTAGTGCCTGAGCGAGTGAGTGAGCGAGTGAGCGAGCGAGAGGGGGGGGGACATGGACTGCGCTTTGGACACGCCCCCCTTATTGTAGGCAACCTCTTAAACCAAGACCCAAAAAACCCAAGTGTAAAGTTACGGAATTTTCAGATTACCTAGAGTCCCCCTATTGACACAACAGTAAGTTGTTCTATACTCCGGCGTATGGACAACCTACCTCTTTACCACACGAAGTGGTCAGACAGACTGGCCTTCGATGTGGCGTTGATGCTCGAAGGCAGCGGAGAATCTCTGCAAGAAGTGATTGCACGCCATAAGATTGCGGCCATTGACATCCTTGCCTTTAACAAAGACCCGATCTTTCTCAAGAAAGTCGAGCATTATCAGAACGAAGTGCGTGAGAAAGGGCTGACATTCAAACTCAAAGCCCGCGCCCAAGCCGAAGAACTCCTAACAACCTCCTACTTATTGATACATGACCCCGCAGTTAGCCCTGCGGTGAAGGCCGACCTCATAAAATCGACAGTTAAGTGGGCTGGACTAGAGCCAAAGAACACAGAAGTATCTGATGGTGCAGGGGGAGGCGTGAAAATCACGATCAATTTGGGTGGTCAGACCCATGAAGCACAGGTAATTGAACAAGAGGCGACGGATGTCACTACCATTGAGCATAGCGAACAGGCTTAATTCCACCTACGACGGGTTCAAGGCAGCAATTTTTACCACTTCAAGTGAGTACAACAACTTTACACTGGCGTTAAAGGAGGCGGGAGCCTCGTTTAAGACCAAAATCAGCAAGCACAAGAAGCGCGGCCGTGAGTTTGTGGTCATGGTAGTAGGGGAAACCCACTAATGGCGCTCGATATTAACTACACACCCCCGCCAACTGGGGCGAAGTTCATGGAGTCAGACGCAAAAATGCGCGTTTTGATGGGGCCGGTAGGTTCTGGCAAGTCCGTGACCTGTTCGTTCGAGATTGTAAGGCGGGCATCCCTACAAACCCCCAATGCACAGGGCATCCGCAAGACGCGGGCGGCTATTGTGCGGGAAACCGCACGACAGTTGCAGGATACTACAATCAAAACCTTCCTTGATTGGTTCCCGCCGGGGGTCTGTGGGGAGTATATGCGTACAACCAAGACCTATTTCTTCAAAGTGGGCGAGGTTGAGTGCGAGATTATGTTCCGGGCGTTGGATGATGCCGACGATGTGGCTAACTTGAACTCGTTGGAGTTGACATTCGCGTGGTTTAACGAGTGTCGGGACATTCACCCTGACATTATGGATGCGATGTCTAAGCGTATTGGGCGTTTCCCGTCGGCTAAGGACGGGGGGCCGACATGGCATGGGATGTGGGGGGATACTAACCCACCTACAATGGACACTTGGTGGTATTACCAGATGGAAGGGCTGGATCCTAAAGATGGCGTATCTCCGAACGATAATGGTTGGGCGGTATTCAAACAGCCAAGCGGGCGCTCGGCGTACGCCGAGAACATCGAGAACCTCCCCGAAGGTTACTACGACACCCAAGGCCGAAGCGAAGAATATATTAGGGTTTACATCGATGGAGAGTACGGGCTGTCCTCGGCTGGTATGCCGGTGTATAAGTATTTCAGGCCGGACTACCATATGGCTCGCGAGAGACTTCGCTATATCAACAATGGGGTTCGACCCATTGTTATCGGGATGGACTTGGGGCTTACCCCAGCGGCTGTTATCGGACAACAAGACCCCCGTGGTCGGGCGCTGATACTTGGCGAGTGTGTATCGTTTGATATGGGAGTACAGCGTTTTGTCAGGACAATGCTTAAGCCATTGCTATACGAGCGGTTTGGAGGCGCACCTATACTGGTGGTTACTGACCCTGCGGGTATCCAGCGGGCGCAGACAGATGAGAGATCGGCGGTTGACATCATTAAGGCGGAGGGGCTAAGGGTCATGCCCGCTAGGACTAACAGCATCTCGGCACGGATTAACTCGGTCGATGACTACTTGATGCGTCAAGTAGACGGTGATCCGGCCTTCCTAGTAGACCCCAGTTGCACTCAACTCAAGGCTGCCATGATGGGTGGATATAGGTATAAACCCAAAGGCGACGGCGACATTGAGAAAAATAAACACTCCCATGTGGCTGAGGCGCTACAATACCTCATGCTCCATATCGCTAGTATTGGCGAGGGGGGTCATTTACACGAACGCCGGGAAATCAAGCCCATTTCGGCAGTCGGCTGGACTTAGAATGTGTGATATAGTAGGATGCAGTTTCACCTCCTTGGCGTTCTCCTTCACGCCTCTTGCCCCCTGCGGAAACGTAGGGGGTTCTTTTTTCTTTGACAGCATGTATACTTGCTGCTATAACCACACTACAATATGTAGTAGTGCGGCAACCGGAGGAACGCTATGAAGTCAGGCAAACAGTTCACGATTCTGTCAGACAACCCCAAGATGGATACTTCTGGCTTGGCTGGCAAACCAGCACCAATGGAACTCTACGAGATGGAGTTTAAGATGCCCGCTATGAATATCAAACAGATCATGGAAGTGCATGAGAAGAAGGGCAACAAACGCCCAGAGACGGAAGCATCGTGAAGTGCCTAAAGTTTTCCTCGACTAATCCCAAGATGGGCAACATGGCCGTCAAAGGATATAAAGATGGCGGTCTTGTCAAGGGATACAAAGACGGCTCACCCGGTGGCATTAAGATGCCAGAGGGGATGCAGACTCTACCTTACAAAATAGACCCAGAAGATAAACGCTCCCCAAGAAAACGACTTGAGGACAGTATTATTCGTGGGCCTTATGTACCAGATGCAGAAGATAAA